CCGTATTATCATCATAATCTCCCCATCCGGTTATATAAGATCTATTACCTGGCATATTTTGTATACGTTCTAACTCTTTATTAGATAAGTCTGGAAACTCTTTTTTAAGTTCCGGTATTGTTATAGCTTTTATTTCGCCAACGTAGTATATGTCTTCAAAATTAGGATCTTCAGTATATGAATAAACCATGTAAGCAGGATCAACATAGTCTATAGTTATTCCATTAGCTAAGTTAAAATTTGTTTTAGCTGCAGAAATACCACAAACTGTTAAGTCCATGTTTAATCTACGTTTTATTAAATCATATTTATTTTGAGCCATTACAGAAGATATAGCTTCTTCTTCTGCTATTTCTATAGACTGCTTATAACTAAGCTGCATATGTAATTCTAACTCTTCTTCACTTTCTGGTAGTTGATCTGGATTAGGAACTTGATACAAATCTATACCTAATGTTTCTTTTAATCCATCTAGATAATCTTTAGCCAGCATGTCTTCATATATCTTAGAAGCATAAGCTGTTCTTTTCTTTATAGAGTCAGGATCTTGAGCGTAAGCTTTTATATCGTATGTTCTAGCAGATATTCCATTTACAACTATATCAACAAATTTTGATAATATAGGTACTGGTTGCCAGTCTAAATTAAGATAAGACAAATCACCATTAATAGACAATTCATCTTTATATTTTTGTATAGACTGCTCTCCTCTAGCGTATAATCTTAGATTATGAAAATTATTCCAAGCTGTTAAATATCTATTTCCAGTTGTTCTACCTTGAGAAAACCATTCGCCTTCTATTGCTTGTGCGACTTGTTTACCATACTCAATACTGGCTTTTTCTGCGTCGCTAACCACTTGGCTAGGAAATGAAGTTCTCGTGTTAGTATATATATTCATTAATTTAAAATTTTTGATATAGCTCCTTTGTTGTCGTATTTTTTAATACCTAAATCAACTGGTTTTAATTCTTTTCTATTTGTCGGTGAATACCTATGTTTGTTACAAGCCATTAAAGCTAAGCCAGAACTAATAGAAGCATCATGAGACGTTCTGTTGTTTATATTAAATTTAGACCAATCTTCTAAGGTTCGTTGAAAATACATATCACCATATCCAGTTTCTTTTAATCCAACAAAATGCTCTATGTAAGTTTCTATAGCAGAAGCGTGTGCTTGTTTAATATCTTCGCTTGAGTTAGGTATACCACCTATTTCTCTTTCTGTTACAGATAGTTTGTTTCTTTTTTTATCTGGTCTATTCATAGCAAAACCTCTATAACCTCTACGTTTAAAATAATAAAGTAATCTTGGCTTATTGTTTTCAGCTAATATTGGCATGCCGTAAAACACGCAAGCCATTAATACATCTTCAAAAAATATCTCAGCAGTTTGTGGTCTAGCTATGTATTCTAAGAAAAAATGATTTGCTGGAACCTCTTCCATGCTAAACTTAGTTAAACCGTGTAAAGATCCATTAGAACCTCTTTTATCTACTGTCCCTGATATATCATATGGATCACAACCAAAAGCACCACAGTGTTCGTTACCTGGATAATTAACTCCATTTTTTAAAAACCTTTTGTTTTGTAAACTAACAGGAGGTACCCAACTTATAAAAAATCTACCGTTTTTGTTTGGCACAAATATAACTCTAGTGTCTTTGTCTCCGTTTTCCCATTGAAAACTACCTTTTGTTACATTTATAGAGTTTTTTAAATCTTCATTAAAATCTATTTGTTGATATATTTTAGTTAGATTAAATAAAGACTCTTTTGATTCGTCTCTAAAAGCGTGCTTAGTTGTACGTGGAAACTGTCTATAAAATTCATTTAAACCGTCTTGATCGTCTTTAAGTCCTTCTACCTCGTTGTTCCAATACTCTATTACACCTATTTTTATTTTATCACCTTGTGGTCCTTCAATAGGTTTTTTTGGTGTGTCGAATACAGGTAAGCCATAAGAATCAATGTATCCTTCGTAGTTCCATTCCATAGGTATGAACAAAGAATAGAGTCCTGAGCGAGTCTGTCCATTGCTGTTTCTTTTTGTAACGTCAGAGTCGTCATATAATTTCTTAAAGTTTCTACCACCTTTATCTAAAGCGTTTGATGTTGATCCCATCATACACTTACCTATAATTCTACTACCTAGTCTTAAGGTTGTTTTCGTAACACGCCAGTTGTTGAGGATGTTGTTCGGCCTTTCCCATTTACCGCTCTCATCGTGGACGAGGAGTTTGAGTTTCTCACCATCGTAGGAGTTGTCACCCGTATTCTTCCAGTCGATTGTGGTGTCCAAGCCTTGTAATTCTTCTTGGGCAATTTCTTCCGTGGTGGACGAGGTAAGCTTACGACGGGTGTATTTTGTGGCTGGGACACGATAGGCAAGCTCGGTCTTGGGCCTGTCCATACCGTCCTGGGTCGGCTTGAAAAAGAATGGGTAATTAACGGATATCGGTACCACCTTGTCTGTAAACATCTTCTTCGCATCAGGTCCAGTCTTAGATAATACTCCATATCTAGAGTCGGAGGATATTGTAGCCAAGTTGACCACCTCTCCTGATGCCATAAAGGAAAAGCCTGATCGACGATTCTTAAGGTAGCACAGTCCGTAGGATCGTATATCGGCCTTACAAGCTTCCCAGAAAATGAAGAATAATCTATTTGATTCCCGAAAGTCTGGTGCCCCAACGTCAATTTTACTCCACTGCAAGTACATGTAATGAGTACCAGTAAGGTAAGTAGCAACGTTTTTGTTATAAAACCAAAAACCTTCCTCCCTACGGGTAAACTCTTTATCAATGTAATCATACCATTTTTCTTTAAAATCTTGTGGATATTGCTTCCAGTCAAACGTTGTTTTTATCTTGCTTAGAACCTTAGGATATTCAGTTTTGTTCCATTTGTTATTATCAAACGTATGAATATCTTTTTTTTCAGGCAAAGCTATTTTTAGGTTTTGTATTTCATAAACCTCTCCAATTTTACCGGTTTTACTTATCACAACTACATCATGATCCTCGTTGTAACCGTATTCCCACTTTTTGTACCTATTCATCTTTTTAAGAATCTTAGGTTTTATGTGGTTGGGTAATACTTTATATAGATTTTGTTGATACATTATTTTTTAGATCTACCCTCCGCAAAGCCTTTAAAATTACTTTGTTTTATTTCTTTTGGTTTTTCATCTAACATATCTTGCTCTTCTTGTATTCTATTTAATATTTCAAAAGCATCAAATATTGCTAATTTTTTTGTTGCTGCTGCATTTTTTAAACGATCAGCAGATATATCATCATCTGAATCTACAATAGGTTCTTTAGCTACCTTTATTAATTCTTCAACTGCTACTTGCCCAGCTTGGATTATATTTTTCTTCGTCTCCTTGGTTTTCATACTTAATTACAATATCATTTGATTTCATACAATAAAGTCTTTCGTTATCAACTAAAAACTCCCATTCACCATTTGGTGTATAACCAACTAGGTCACCAGGAGTTATTTCTAGCTTGTTTAACGAGCTATTGCCATATTTCAGTATACCAATAAGACTACGCTCTTTATCTAGTGTTAGATCTTGATTATCTTTTATAGGTTGTATAAAACACCTATCACCAAACGAGTGATAACCTTTATTATTTTTATATAAATAAACTTGATCTATAGCACAAAAATATAAATTATCTTTAAAATAAGATCTACTTTTTTTCTTAACACCTTTCATGTCATAAAATGTTCTGAAAACATTTTGATGAACAACTACTAGGTCTCCTTTTTTTATTAAAGTTTTAAATGCTAAAGGTGTCTTAATAACCTTAGCTATTCTATTTACAAATTTCCAGTTTTCTATTTTAGTGTTAACTACTAATTCTTTGTTACCCACTTTTATTGTATTGCTGTATTTTTCACCTACAGGTTCTACAATAAAGTCATATAAACTATTCATTAATACTCTAAATCATACTCAACTGATATTGCCATGTTAGAGTTAAATTTCTTCCACGGCAATACTTCGTTGCTTTTCTTTATATGTATATTATAAGAATTGTCTGAATCTTCAAAAAGTATATGAGATATTTCATGACCACCATAAACCTGTTGACCTACTGAATAATGCATAGCATCATTTTTGTAGTCAGATCCAATACTAATTTTTCTAATATTACTCGGCATCTTCTTTTTCTATATCAGTATAAGATCCGTCTTCTAGATTTATATTAACTGAACCATACTCTTCTTCTAGTTCTTTTTTAGTAGAATCTATTTCAGCACTAAGTTCTTTAATGCTTGTGTGTATGTTCATTTTTTGAGAATCTAAAACCCCAAGATTTCTTAGTAGTTCACTCAATTTAGATTGCTGAGCTGTAACTAATTTTAATTGTTCTTCTTTAATTTTCTTAGCTTTTGCCATAATTTAATTTAATTTAATTGTTATTATATATTTATATAGTCACCTATATATTAGTTATTTACCTGCTATAATGTTAGTGACATTAGTGTTACCTGATAAAACATAATCAACTACTACAGAAAACCATTCTCCTTGAGGAGGATTTGTAAATGTGATAGCTTGAGCTTGACCAGGTAATCCTTTTCCATTACTTCCAGTAGCGCCTACGGGTATAACTTCTAAGGTTTGACCCGTTGTACTTCCTCCTATGTATAATACAGATCCATTTAAAGAATCTGTAGCTTTTAAAGCGCCTACAGCTATAGGTGTTACAGCTTTTATGTCATGTGTTATAAAGTCAGGTTGATTTGCGTATTGTCCCATTTTTTATTTATTACTTATTGATTTATATTTTTCGAAACCACGTGAGCCAAAGTATGCTACGTATACGGTTGTTAATAATTGCTTTAATAATTCTATCCACTCTTGTTCTACAGTGAAAGATATTTCATGATGACTATCCACCCATATAAAAGCTATAGCCATAAACGATAAGAAAATAAGTGCCATAGGACGCGTGTTCTTACTAAGCCAAGAGTCAGACGTCATATCTGCTTCCCATCGTTTTGTTATTTGATCTTCAGCTGTAGCAGCTGCTTTCTCAACTATAACTTGTATGTCTTTTTTGATTTGAAGTTTTTCCTCTTCAGTGGTTGTTAAATTGTCAATAACCTCACCAACATCTTTGATAACGTTACCGCTTAACCATTCCCAAATTTTTTTCACTAGCTTTTTCTTGGTTTTTTAAAATACTTTCCAGCGTAAGGTCTTAACGTATCTCTAGGTTGATCTTTTCCTTGATCGTAATTTGTAACAGTAGAACTTGTAGGTCTTGGACCACCGTAAGACTCGTCTTGATCTAGAGTTGTCATGAATTGACCTTTGTCATCTTCTTGTACTTCACTAATATTTTCAACGTTATACTTCATTCCTGATATTTTATCTTTCAAGTTATTAGACTTGTATGTAGTATTTTCATGTACACTTTCGTCTATAAGATCTCCAGTTTCTGCATTTTCATACGCTTGTTGTAATTGCTTTATTGGATTTTTTGCTGAATGCTTTTGATAAAATGCTGAACTCATTTTTTTTATTTTAAATTTTTGTTTCTATTACGTATTTAGCCCCTGGAAACGTGTAGTCATATCCTGGATACATTATCTTAGTATATCCTCTATCGTCTGTTCCTAGAACTTTAAATTCAACACCTTTCATTGTTATTTTATTACCTTGTATTATATTTTGATGTTTATCTACATCAGGACTATCACTTAGATAACCTTTTTCTGAAAAATTCATTATGCGTTTTTATACGCTTCAGCTTCCCATGGTAGGTTTTTAGCACCTTCTTCCATAGCAGCTCGTGAATATTTCTTACCTTTCCAATAAACGTTTTCATCGTCGTAATCTAAATCACCACGTTTCATTTGATCTATATGAACTTCCTCATGAGCAATAACAGAAGGTATATCCTTAGGATCAACGTTTTTATTTATAATTATTGTTCCATTATTATTAGCTTTACCCATTACATCATCTTCCATATCAACGTGATAAACTGGAGTTTGATGTGTTTTGTAAGGAGGGTTTGTTAATTTAAAAGCCATATTATCTATTTTTGTATGGAAGCATTTTGTTTAAAGCATCCCTACGACTTGAGCAGCCGCAGGGAATGTTTAAACCTTTTGATACATTATCAACTAATTTTTTGATACCAGAAGCTTTTGTAAACTTCTCTATGTCGTCACCTAAACCTCTAGATTTCATAAGTTAGTTTATAGATCGTCAACAGAGCTGAATACAGCGCCTGACCAAAACATTTGATCGTCAGTAGCTCTTACTCCACCACCATCTAATCCTAGTTGAGCAGAAGCAGCAATCCCACCTGGGTTAGCTGTCATAGCTCTAACAATAGACTGAGAAGGCATGTTACCATCTACAGTAACCGCAGTTGGGTTAACAGCAGCGCTTACAGAGGTAGATACAGTTAAAGTAAGTATTCTTCCTCCTATTGTTCCTGCTGTTTGACCTACATCACTAACCTGAGCAGCGGCAGCAGTTAATCCTACAAAGTTTTTTAATGTAACGACTACAGAGTAAGCTCCTGCTCCTGATACTACATCAGATACGTTTTCAATGTCATCAACGCCTATTAAAACGTCTCTTCCACCCCAATTACCACCAGCTCCAGGAGCGGTAGCATTGTTAATTTTAAATTTTACAAATTTTGCCATTTTGTTGTTGTGTTTGTTTTTGTTGTTGTTATTGTTTGACTTGGGTTTTACAGTTCCCTACTGTTATTTTCTTGGCTTTCCTGATTTAAAATGAGAATCCATAAATCCTTCATCTTCAAATTTTTTGCCATCATGCTTTTTTAAAGGTGATCCACCAATTTTTGATCCACCCATGTGTTTCAATATCATTGGTCTTCCTCCGCTAGCGTCTCTAGCTACTGGATTATCGTTCATTAGATCTTTTTTCTCTTGTTTAACTGATTCCATTTCGTTAGGACTGTGTCCCATTTTTGCCATTGATTTATATTCCATGATTAGTTATTTATAGTTTTTTATTTTTTTTTTGGTTTTTTATCATTTACTTTTCTATACGTACCACCAGCTACGTGCTTGTGAGGATCATCGAAGGTACTATGCTTAACTGGCGAGTGATCATCGGTACCAACTCT